GACCAACTTCGCTAACGTCGGCGCAAAAGCTCGTGAACTTGATGTCAGGTTGTCTATGCATCCTGGTCAGTTTACTGTACTTGCGTCAGATAATCCTGACATCGTAAATAGAAGTATAGAGGAGTTTGAATATCATGTTGATTGCATCAGATGGATGGGCTACGGCCAATCATTCCAAGACTTTAAATGCAACGTCCATATATCAGGCAGGCAAGGTCCAGCCGGTATCATCAATGCTCTCCCAAGATTATCTCAAGAGGCGAGAAACGTTATTACGATCGAGAACGACGAGATGTCGTGGGGCATCGATGCGTCACTCGAACTTGAAAAACATGTCGCACTCGTACTTGACATACACCATCACTGGGTGCGTACAGGAGAATACATACAACCCTCCGACGATAGATATCATCGCGTAGTTGACAGTTGGCGTGGTGTACGTCCTACTATTCATTACAGTGTATCACGTGAAGACTTACTTGTAGGACATGATCCTAACGTATTACCTAACATGGACGATTTACTTGAACAAGGCTTTAAGAAACAAAAACTACGAGCTCACAGCGATATGATGTGGAATCATGCTGTTAATGACTGGGCTCTACAGTTTAACGACTCTGCAGACATTATGGTAGAGTCTAAACATAAGAACCTTGCTTCACACAGACTGTTAGAACATAAGGTAAATACAGTATGCGATTTAAACAAATCAAATCCTGTGAACGAACCAAAGCAAGAACTTGTCAGTGCGAAAGCCTAAGCAAGATTACTGAAGCAGAAGACTCAAATGTTGTAGCCGTATGTGACTTAGTCCATTCGGACACTGTTAAAGGTACTATCTTCTTTATGCAAGGACCAGGCACTGCTACTCTTATAAAGGGTAAGATAACTGGGTTAACTGAAGGTGAACATGGATTTCATGTACACGAATTTGGCGATTTATCCAACGGATGCGAGAGTGCAGGCGGGCATTATAATCCAGACGGGGTAAAGCATGGAGATCTCAAAAATGGCCATGTCGGTGATTTAGGAAATATCACAGCCGGATCTGACGGGATATCAGATTTTTCAATTAAGGCAGAACGTATTGACTTAATAGGCGAAAGAAGTATTATTGGTAGAGCAATAGTAGTTCACGAAAACACAGATGATTTGGGTAAAGGCGGAGACGCTGAATCGTTGAAAACCGGAAACGCAGGTGAGAGATTGGCTTGCGGGGTAATTACACTTACAAACGGAGAAAAGAAATGATATCATTTATTAAATCTCTCTTTGGTGCTGGAGAAAAGAAAACTTTGAAACTTTCAGATCACATTGCTAACAAGAAAGTTAAAGTTACAAAACAAGCACCTTTAATTTTGGTGCCATCTAAAGCAGACATGTCTAAGATGACAAAAGCAAAATTAGAAGAAATGGGTCGAACACACGGTATTGAGTTAGACAAACGTCTTACAAAAGATAAACTTGTAACTCAATTACGTAAACACATGAACGACAAAAACAAAGGGTAAACAAATGAAAAATTGGATTCAAAACAGACTTGATGAACGAACTTCTTGGGACGGCGCTATGCTTGTCGCAGTAGGAGTTATTGTCCTAATTGCAGGACCATTTGCTAAATTAGCGGCATACGCGGCAATTGGCTACGGTGCTTGGACTATTTGGAAGTCTGAATAATTATAGTTGATCTATTGTAAGTAAACTATCCACAGTAGTGTTTAGTTTGCGCCTTTGCTCAGCACCTTTCTTTTGTGCAAAACGTTTAGGATCGCATTCTGGACACACGTGGTTATAAGCATTATCTAATCTTTTAGGATCTACTTGTCCTTTGTCGCGTTTAAATTCTTCGTGACAGTTATCACATTCAAATATTATTACAGTCTTAATACGCTTGTATGAATGTGGTTTGCCTTTTTTAGACTTCCTGCTGTACCACTTAACTTCTTGTTCTGTTCTATTAAACATACAAGTATTTACCTGTTTACATTCGGATTACAAAATATAAACTAAATAATAGTAAGGAAACAAAATGACAGCAGTAGTGCAACTAACAGAAAATGCAGTAGAACGCATGACAAATATGTTAAATGAAAACGATCAGCAAGTGGTACGTTTATCAATCAAAGGCGGCGGCTGTGCTGGTTTCACGTACGACTGGGCATTAGATACAGCATCACATAAAGGTGATGAAGTTATTAAACTGCCAAACGGAGAGTTTGCTATCGATGATACAAGTGTAATGTATTTGTTAGGTAGTACAATAGATTATAAAAAAGAAGTATTTGGTTCTTACTTCACAATAGAAAACCCTGCTTCAACATCAAGTTGTGGTTGTGGTGAGTCAATAGGATTTTAAAGTATGGCAAAACAAACAGTTAATATTGGTGTAGAAGGCAATGACGCTACCGGTGATAGTATTAGAGACGCCTTTAGTAAAGTAAACACAAACTTTAGTGAACTTTATGCAGTATTTGGACAAGGTGGTACTATTAGATTTACTGCACTTTCAGATACACCAGATGAATTAGGTGCTAACAAGATTCCGGTATCTAATGATACTGGTTCATCGTTATTAATGAAAACAGTTGAAGGTGGAACTGGTATTTTAATTGATAATACTGATCCTACTAAACTTGTTATTACAAACAGTGGTGGTTCAATTAGTTCAGACTTACAACCAACCATTGGTGGTTACTTAAATGGTTCAGGTAATTATACACTTGGTAACATTGGACCGATTACAGATCAATCAGCAACAGATTTTAACACAACACATTCAACACAAATTTCAATACATGATTTAGTTACTGATAAAAAATACAACGACAACAGATATCAAATTGAAGGCGCTCCAAATAGAATGAGAGCAGAGCCTGCTGATGGTACAGAGTATGCAAAAGTCATTGGTAGTTTTGTAAACAACAATGCTATTGTTTCATTACATGGTTACGACCATAGTATTAACGGACAAGGTTTCAAATACACAGTATCATTAGGTGATGCGGCGGCGGCTAACTTAACAGACACTACTGTTTACTACTTAAGGTATGTAAATGCTAATCAGTTAAGTTTACACCCAACAGCGACAGATGCTGTAAACAACACAAACAAAATTTTAGCAAACGCAGGAGCGGCAGGTAACCCAGGTGGTACACATACGCTGACTGACAACGAATACAATTCTGCATTATATGGATCATACTTAACAACAGAAGCATTACCAAGAAGTTCTACAGTACGTAGACAAGGTGATGACATGACCGGTCCACTTTACTTACATGACCATCCAGGTAACTTGGCAGGCAGTGGTACACCAAACGATGTAGATGATTTACAAGCGGCATCAAAGTTTTATGTTGATAATTCAAGTTTTACAAGTATTGTAGATTTATATGTTAGAACAAACGGAGATGATTCACAACAATTTTCACCAGTAGGTAAAGAAGGACGTAGTTTACAATTTGCTTACAAGTCAATTGGTAAAGCGGCTGAGAAAGCAGAAGAACTAATTGAAACATCACCGTTAGAGCCAGGTGCTTATGTACAAACAGTTACATATAACAATGGTGCGTCTGATAGTAGTATTACTGCCCAAACAATTACATCTCCACATACTGCAGGTGTTCCAGCGGCAACATTGCTAAGAGAAAACTTATCATTTATTAAGAAAGAAATTGTAGCATACGTTAGTGCAACATATCCTACATTCCAATACAACGAAGCAACTTGTGAAAGAGACATGGGTCTTATTACACAAGGTTTGGCTATTGACATTGAACAAGGACTAAACGCTAACTCACAGGCAATACTTGCTGGTAAAAGATACTTTAGTTCTGTATCAGGACAAATTGCAAGAACAACACAAAAAACAGAAACACTTGCAGGTATTAACTACGGTAAAACAATTATCAATACTATTTTACAAAATGGTTCAGTTTCACCTATAAGAAATACAGATGGTGTTACACAATTTACTGACGGATCACAAGTTGTTACATCATCAGTTAGAAATGCTGTGCTTGGTAAAATTGATATTATTACAAATATTATTGACAATGGGTTAAGTGTACTTGATACAACTACACTCATTGAAGGATCAACTGTAACACTAACAGTTGACAACGGCGGCCAAGGTTATGTTGACCAAGGTGCGGCATCAAACGTTGATATACTTCCAGGTAAAATTTTAAGAGGTAAGACAACAGGTGCATTAGGTAGAATTGTAAAATATACAAGAGGCGCGGCAACAGACGAGTTACGTGTATTCTTAATTGAACCTAAACTGTTTAGTACACAAGAAAAATTTGAATACGGTAACTTTGCAATTAAAACACAAATTTGTATTCATATTGAATCAGGAATTTACGAAGAAGATTATCCAATTAAACTTCCTGCTAACTGTTCTATTAAAGGTACAGACTTTAGACGTACAATTATTAGACCGAAGCCAAGAGGTTCACAATCTAAATGGATTAACACATACTTCTTTAGAGATGCAGAGTTTGATGGCTTAGATCTAATTCCTATACAGAATCTAAATGCTGTAGCAATTATCAAAGCAAACAAAGAATTTATTAAAGACGAAACTATTGCATTCATTGATGCACAAGTGGCAGGTAGTATTTCACCATTTGGAGGATCATTTGTATATAATAAAGCCAAGTGTGAAAGAGACACAGGTATTATCTTAGAAGGTATTGCACACGATATCAAGTACAATGGTAATGCTAAAACTTACTTAAACGCTGGAAAATATTATAACGGTACAGTTAGTTTAGTTCCAGGACAAGAAGCACAAACAGCGGCGGCTCTTGCGTTTACAAGAGGCCTTGTAGTTAATAGTATTTTACCACAAGCGTCTTACACACCATTACAATCTATTACATCACAAACAACAGGATTAAGTGTAACTGAAGCAGGACAAACTGCAAGAGTAACAACATTAATGCAGAGCATTGAGAATGTTATTACTAACGGTCTAAGTGTTATGCCTGACTTGGTTGATCCAAGATATGGTTATCATTATACAGCAAATCCAACGTTACCAGTTAACATTGGTTCAGATGCTTCTACTAATCCAGGTAACTTCCCTAATGCGGCAGAGTTATTAGGACTAAACAAAGAGTTTATTATTGAAGAAGTCATTGCTTGGATTAATGCACAAGTTACAGGCGGCGTAGGTATATGGAGCGGCTTTACTTACAACGAAGTTAAATGTCGTAGAGATACAGGATTAATTTTAGATGCTCATGTTGCTGACTTAAAAAATCCATTAGGCGGTAGAGTAGAAACACTTGCAATGCAGGCGGCATACTATTCAGGTGCAGTAGCAGGACAAGAACAACAAACTACAGCGGCAATTAATATTATTAAAACAATTACTCCAAGTGTATTTGCTAAAACAGCATTTGGGGCAAGTTTACAAAGTAACGTAACACAGAATACAAGTGCAACAGTAGTATCAGAAGCAGGAGTACAAACAAATTCAGATGCACTTATCGATTGTGTAGTATTTGCATTTGACGCAAGTTACAATCCACCTAAGAACAACTTAGACATTGATGTGTTTATGATGAATGATTCAAACAGAATCATGAACACAAGTATGCAGGGACATGGTGGCTTTGCACAGGTACTTGATCCAGATGGACAGATTCTAATTAAATCTCCTTACGTACAGGTTAACAGTTCATTTAGTAGATCCGCAAACAAACAAGCATTCCGCGGTGGTATGTACATTGACAACTTTGTTGGTAACTCAACAATGACTGTTAATAGTAAAGACGATGCATACACACTTAACGTATCAAGTGGCGTAGGTAGTGGACTAAGACAACGACGTCCGCAAACACCTTGTCCATTCTTTATTGACGGTATACGTTATCAAGTTGATGCTGTTACAAATTATGACCAAGCGGCAGGTACAGCAACACTATTCCTAAATCCAACTTCAGGTATTGGCGGCGCTGGTTTCCAATTTTCAGATGGTACTGACATTGTATTACAAACTGCTGGTAACACTTCGATGTTGGCAAATGACTATACACAAGTTAATGACTTAGGTTATGGTATTGTTGTTAACAACGGTGCATTAACAGAACAAGTTTCAACATTTTCATATTACTGTCATGCGGCATACATGGCAAACAACGGTTCACAGATTAGATCACTAAACGGTTCTAACTCAAATGGTAACTATGGATTAGTTGCATCAGGATCAGATCCAAACGAAGTTATTGATCAAATTACACTTGAAGAGCCGATGGTTCAAACTGCTCGTGTTTTTGACAACGGAGTTGATGCTATTAACGAAGCAGGTAAAAATATTGTTTATGTCTATAACGTAGGCACAATTCCAACTAACGTTTCAGAACTTGAAATCGATCACGGTGGTTCAACTGATATTGCAAGATATGAAATATCAAGTATCCAAGCAGTAGATTCATCGGTATTACCTGATGTTGCAGGTGCTTCACGTGATGGTAAAATTTATAAACTTAGTATTTCAGGTAACGAAGGATTAGCGGCGGCACTAACAAATAATCAAAAGGTTATTATTAGAGCTTTACAAAACTTTATATTTGATGACTTAGAAACAACAGCAGTTATTAGACCGTCAACTGCTATTGTGTTTGACGAACAAGATACATTTACATATAGAACTATTTCGTTTGGTGGTGCTAACTCAATTGGTACAGCACTTCCAGGTGCTAATCAACAGTTGGTTACATTTGATTCCAACTATGATTATATTAGAGCAGTTATAAACCAAGACAATATTTCAGGTACAGCCTTTGCTGGTACAGGTACTACACATGGTGCCACAGTAGGTGATGTTGCTATTTCAATTGATACTATTACTGAACAAGCAGAAATTGATAGACTTAACAACGGCGACATGATTTTTGGTTGGGACGGAAAAATTCACAGAGTATTAAGTTACGCACAAAAAACAGGCTATGCTATTTTAAGTATTGAAGATGTTAACAACATCAATGATGCGGCATTAGGTGATTCTGTTGTATCCGCAGGTTTACAATCAGTGCTTACAAGTTCAAATGCAAGAACGATACGTGTTGGATTGAACAGCGGAGAGAATGCAGGACTAACAGTTAATATTTCCGTAGCAAGAGCAACAGGACACGACTTTAATGACATTGGAACAGGTGGATTTAATACTTCTAACTATCCAAGCAAAATTTATGGAGCACCACAAGAAGCAATTCAAGCAAACGAAGTTAGTGAACGTGGAAAAGGTAGAGTATTCTATGTAAGTACAGACCAAGACGGATTCTTCCGTGTAGGTAGATTCTTTACAGTTGACCAAGGTACAGGTCGAGTTACGTTTGCGGCAAGTATTGCATTAAGTAACTTAGACGGTATTGGATTTAAACGTGGTGTTGTTATTACTGAATTCTCAAGTGATGATGGAATGACAGATAATGCTGTTGACTCGGCTCCAACTGAATCAGCAGTACGTGGTTACGTAAACAGACGTTTAGGAATAGACGAAGGTTCGTTAATTGTTAGTAACCCAATTGGCGCAGGATTTATTTCAAGAGATGGAACTATTGGTCCAAGTGCAAGTATTAACTTTAGTAACAATAATATTACAGGCTTGGGAGATCCAGGTGCAGATTTTGATGGTACTAACAAACGTTATGTAGATGGAAGAACACCGTTCGGTACTGAAGCAATCGGTTCTAATATTGCTAATAGAACAAATGGTGATATTTTATTATTTGATGGTACAACTTATGACAATGCTACACCAGTAGGTGACATTGGAATTACATTTACATCTAATACTGCTGACTTCCAAATTACAGCAGGAGCAATTATTAATGCTGATGTAAACACAGCGGCACAAATTGCACAAAGTAAATTAAATTTAAACGCGGCGACTACAAGAGCCAATGCAACAGGTATTACACAAAATGATTTAGGTAGTGCGGCATTTGATAATGTAGTGTTCAGCAGTGACAATGGCTTTATTAGTATTGACAATGGTCAACTGCCTATAGCGAAACTTGCAAATATTGCAGACGAACATGTAATTGGTAGAGCAACAGGTGATAGTTCCGACGGTGACGTTAGTGCTATTCCGTTCTCAACTATTGTTAACAGTGGTGGTACATTTACTACTATTGGTGCTCCAAGTGCGATTGTTAAAACACATACAGATGGTTCGATCAATGTACAAGGATTAGACATTGACAGTGCAAGAATTATTGATACTTCAGGTACAACTGTTAACTTTACCAATCCAGGTACAACATTATTCTTAAGTTCACAAACAACAGGCGCTGGCGTTACAAATAACGCAATGACTGGTAACTTAAACATTGGCGCAAGTAGAGCAACACAAAGTAACTTCCAATCAAATAGTACATTTGCTGATGAAAACTTTGTTGCGGCGGACTGGGCATACCATTCATTTATTGAAGCACCAGGAGAAGCAGATGCTAACAGTACAGGTATTGGTATTGGTGCTGGAACAGGATTTAGTAATGCTGATCAAATTAGTTTTGTAACTGATGGTGATCAAAGATTAATAGTAGGCACAGCAGAAATGTTACCAGGTACAACTTCGGTTTACAACTTAGGTAGTGCATCATTTAAATTTAATCAAATACATGCAGTTACGTTTGAAGGACAGGCTAACACAGCATTATACGCTGACTTGGCAGAGAACTATCTTGCAGACACTCATTACGAAACAGGTACAGTACTTGTATTCGGTGGAGAACAAGAACTTACAACAACTGATAGCAAAGGCGACACAAGAGTTGCTGGAGTTGTTTCAGAAAATCCAGGCTACTTAATGAATGCAGGTGCAGAAGGCGATCATGTTACAGCGATTGCGTTACAGGGTAGAGTTCCTGTATTAGTACTTGGTGAAGTTAAGAAAGGCGACATGTTAGTAACAAGTGCAGTTCCAGGATATGCTATTGTTAATAATACCCCTGGCGTTGGACAAGTTATTGGTAAAGCAGTTAAAGACAAAGATGACCCCGGTCATGGAATTGTTGAAGCAGTGGTAGGGAGAGTCTAATGGCACAACAAAATATAAACATTGGATCAAGTGCAAACAAGGGCGACGGTGATCCGTTAAGAACGGCTTTTACAAAAATTAATTCTAACTTTACTGAACTGTATGGTAAAGTTATAGTACTTGAAGGTGGTAGCGTTGCAATACAACGTGATACACAGGGAAGTATATTTGGCGATGACAGTACTCTACTTGTAGATGCTGTTAACAGTTTAATACCAAGTTCGGTGTTATCTGGTAACTTACCAGCATTAGATGGTTCAGCATTAACAAAC